TCCCATTTTACAGGTCCGGTTTCATTAGCATACTCTACAGGATCGGGACGTTCTAGCTTAATAAAAGCTTCAATACGTTCTACCGACGCAGCAGACTTATAATCAGAATACCACTTGTACGCGTTTGTTTCAGGACGGTAGTAATGCTTAATCGGCTTATAACTGGTGTTAGTACGTTTATACACTTCGTTGAAGTCCAAACCTAGCTCTTCACAGCATACCTCTCCATCTTTAAGAATATCAAACTTATTCATAGCAAGGTACGGAGTATAGAAATTAACTAAATCTGAATCCCAGTTTCCAATTTTAAACGCTGTCATATCAGCATCACGAAACTCTTGTCTACAGTCAGGATAGATAGCGTGATCGCCAGCATGAATACCTAGTGCAATAGCGACGTGTTGTCTTTCTTCTTTAGTTGCTATAGACAACGCTACTGCTTGTATAAGGGAGCTAAAAATCTTATTACGGTTAGGCACAACAGTCTCTTTCATATTGTCTTGCTCGTAATGTCCCTCAGGAACGTCTTTACCGCCTGTTACAAGAGCTGAGTTAAGGAGTTGTTGTAATCCATCTAACTTAATAATCTGATGTTTTACATAGTTGTCTTGTCTGGTGTAGAACATCCTATCATTGATATACTCTACCAACGATGTAGCACGCTCAAGTTCTACTTTGTGCTTTTGTCCGTAATCAAAAGATAATGCTGTAACTTCATAGCCGTTGGCAAGTAGATGAAGCAATAAAGTGGAGCTATCCATCCCTCCACTGAGCGAAAGTACTGCTTGTTTTTTCATTATTTAAACAAATTAAAGTTAGAAGCGTATTATTTTGTATTCCGATTAGCTTCTGAACCGGAGGTTTTATCTTGTTTACTATTAATATCTTTTTGCATCTGTAGCATTTGAGTAGTGAGGTTAGCTACCAGAGTACCTAACTGTGCCCATATGTCTGAATTATCCTTTTCTAATTTCTTAATTAGCCTGTATTGATATACTTGTAATACCATTAGTAGTAGTAAGACAGCGGTGTACATTTGCGTTTCAGTTACAGTAAAGGTCATATTTAAATATACTATTTATTTTTTGAATCGTCAACTTCTTCGTTAATAAAGTCATAAAACTCTGGAGTACCGGGAAAAGCTATGAAGTCTGAATCGTTCATAGCTCGCTTCAGTATCCTAATTGTTAAATCTTTTTTCTTAGCATCAATATTTAGCGCTTCAAAAACAAACTCAGTCTTAGATCCGTTTTTGCGTTTCAGATAAAACAGAGTGCCGGCACTGTTACCTAAAGCCTCGTAATACTCTTCAGCTGTTGTTTTTTTGCTCATAATATAATCGTCTTACTTTTTCTCCTAATTTGAAATCATTAGGTGTGTTATGAATCAAATCAAACGGGATGTTTAGGTATTTAGGTTTCACTTCTTTAGACTGTACTTCGTACTTTAAAACGCAACTTAAATGGTTATATCCGCTCAAATAATCTGCTTCAACATGTGAAGTATCTTTTCCGCAATATTTACAGGTCCAGAATACTGTAGACTCTTTAATCATAACGAATGAATATAATCTTTTAATCTATCTTGAGGATTCCATTTTAATCTTTCAATAGCATCGTTGTTAAGACGTAATGTTTTTCTATAATTTCCCTGCACATCCTCTACATACTCCTTTTTAACATTGCCAAACATTTCTGCAACTTCGTTTATAGAGTAGTTTGTCCCTGTACCTAATTCCCAAGCATCTTCATGCTTCTCATCACTTTCTGCTACACGAATTAATCCATCTACAATATCCTCTACGTGCGTAAAGTCTCTACGCTGTTCTCCATCTCCGTGAATCTTAATAGACTCTCCTTTCTTAATAGCTGCACGCCACAGTCCAATCACTGCTGCCATATTAGAATCTACTAACTCACCCGGACCGTACACGTTATAAAATCTAGTAATTTCTGCATTTAATTTAAAAACTTTCTTATACATCTTAATCCACTCCTCTCCCATGTGTTTGGTCATAGCATAAGGAGATAGTTCAGGGTTATGATGTCGAGAAGAAGAGCCTGCGTATACTACTTTACAGTTATTACGTATAGCGTACTCTACTACCTGTCTAGTTCCATCTACGTTTGTAGAAAAAGTAAGTCGTGGATTTTCAAAAGAGGGTTGAATCCTGCTTAGAGCAGCTAAGTGAAAAATTACTTGATAGTTAGAATCTTTAATATTCTCAATCGCTCTAATATCACCTCCTAGAAAGTTACACCCGTCGGCAAGTTTAGATTCTTTTCCTATAGACAAATTATCCATAATGTCGACTTTCCATCCACGTTTAACAAGCTCCTTAGATAAAGCATGTCCTATAAATCCACACCCACCTGTTACTAATGCATGCATAGTCTAGTCTGTTACGATTATTTCTCCTGCATTATGTGCAGGGCTATAAAATTTAAAATCATAATGATCTAACAGTCGTAAAGTTATCCGTTTCATCTCCTCTGAATTACCTGTTATGATCTTAAAAGGAGTATTAGCTCTTAAAATAAAATCTTCTACTCGGTCTTCTACTTCACTATGCTTCAAGCCGTGAAGATCTAGCTCTTCCATATTATAAATTCTAGGGTCTAATTATTAGTGATGATAGTTTTTAGTCGGTTAATTTCTTTAATTACATCATCACCAAGTTCAATTTTAGACATTACAGTTAAGTCCGTAATCTGGTTTTCGTAAAGCTCAAGTAAAGCTGTTGTTGCTTGTTCTTTATTCATATTATACGTTTGCTTCTCTAATTTTAGGTGTTACACCAGCTATATGAAATGGAGTTTTAGGCTGTTCGTATATCATTCCATCAGCGTCTGTTTTCTTTACTACAAGCGGATGATATTCTTCCTCTCCATGTTTAAGAGTAATTGTACTAGATACCATCATTACTTCTTTTGGTTCTTCTTTCTTTGGAGTATACGATGCTACTTTAGCTGCTACTACTCCACTAGCGAATGCTGCTAGTCCTTTAAAAAATGATCTGCGGTCATTCATAACCTATACATTTAACGTTTTATTCCAAGCAGCAATATGCAAACGAGTCAATCCACGGAACTTATACTTCTTAGCCATTTCCAAACAGAATTGAGTACGTTCTTCGAAGTCTTTAACATCGTCTAGTCCTGGCATACAAACCACTTTGGAAAGCGGTATGCTAAATGGTACGACAAAGTCACGGAAAAGTTCTTGTACATCTTCTTCAGTCGAAATAACAAACTTGAATTGGTAATTTCCATGTTGCATTATACGTTTAATAGCTTCGGGAACAATACGTTGTTTTTCACTCATTCCTGAGTTAGATAGTTTAGGTGAGCAGTTAATCTGATCGAGCATCTTGAATAGCTTATCGTCAATATAAACTGTACCGTTAGTTTCTATTTCGTAGTATGGTCTAACAGTGTTATCTAGGTGTCGACCTAGCCAATGGTTAGTAAACTTGACGATTGATTCTTGATGTCCTTTGATTGTTGGTTCACCGCCAGTCCAGATAATATGAATATTACCTTCTAGGATATCATCGTAAATACCTTGCTCTTTCCAGCGGTTAATCAAGTATTCAAACTCTTTATCTTCACCGCGCCACATCCATTGACTTGTAGAGTCGCAGGTCCAGGTTGCTTTACCTTCAGCATGCAAATCACCTACGAATATTTCTCCGTCTTCTAGTTTCTGTTCTTTAGCAAGCATATTAGCAAACGCTCTACTCATACCGCAGGTTAGGTTGCAAATACCTAAACGAACAAAGTAGGAGGGCACTCCAGACGAGATACCCTCACCTTGGACAGAGTAGAAGTCACTAGAAATTAAAAGCTTATTTGGATCTATTTTACTCATATACTACTTCTTTCTTGTTTTTACAAATTTCTTTCCGTTATCGGGCAGGTCTTGTTTTTGATTCTTCTTTTTTTCAGGTTCTTCAGAAACTACCTCTTCTTTACTAGAACGATTCGATTCTTTCCATTCAGTCTTAGAAACATACTTCCAAGTTGAACCAGTCATTTGATTTGCTTGCTGATCAGGTACACGAATAATAGTACCTGTTTTTGAGTTTTTTAAACACTTCATAGTTTACCTCCATGTTTTAATGTAATTAAAGATATGATTTATTTGTGGATATTCCAACAAAAAAGCTACCAAAGTAGGATGAGAGTCTCCGCAAAGACCTAATGCATGTGTAATTGCTTCAAACATAACCTTTATACTTTTAATTAGCCTTCGTAGCTAGCACTATTCCTTTCGTGTTCGTATACTTCTACTTTTACAGCTTTTACTCGTCCGCTGGTCTCTACCGCTAAAAATTCGTTAATAACTCCGTACAGGTATTCAGCAAACCTCTCACATCCTACAGCAGGAAGTATACGTAACTGAATAATACCTTCTTTATCCATTTGTTTAAACTGCTCTAGATAAGGATCGTCTTCGGATACTACTGTCGTATGATCAAGCAACCAGGTAAAAAAGTCTTTAGGGGTTTTACCTTGAATGGTATTCTTTGCGCGTTTCATTCCGCCAAAATCCCATACCCAATTTCTTTCGTCTAGCTCTCCTTCAAACCAGACTCGAAAGGATACTGCGTATCCGTGTAAAAATTTACAATGCGTGCCTTCGGCTTTCCATTGACGAAAACAAGTAGAATAGCCATCAAATAACTTAGTAGACTTATAATTACTCATAAACTAGGATTTATAATTAAAATTAAGAACTTTTCTTTAAAGAAACAAACTCTTTTTTGATTGTTTTATTTCCTTTTTTATAGGAAGGCTCGTACGGACAATGTCTACATCCGTTACCGCAACATTGCCCTCTTTCTAAATGGAAGAGAGCGGTAAAAACCACCCTCCCTCCATCTAAATAATAGTGTACGTTCTCTAAAAACTCTTTTTTCTTTGCCATCACCTAGACTATTTCACAAGCACCTCCTGCACAAGCTACCTCTCCCATTAAGTTTGTATTATCAACAATCTCAACTACCTTAGATAGATCGATATCATGCAGGTACTTGGACATTTCTTTAAATTGCTCTTCTGTAATATCCTCAAAAGGAGCTTGTTTGTAAGTACCTCCGTCGTAAGGGAGTACTGAGAGTCCGTTATAAAATTTACGATTCTCCCACATCCACTTTCCTACTTCTTCCCATTCTTCTGCTTTGATAGAAACTGTAGCAGATATGTTGTGAGTATTTTGGCCTGTACGGTGTCCAGGCTTAATCCAGTTCTGATAGAAGAATTTTACTCTTTCTAGAAGATCTAAAGCAGACTCGTGACGGAGAATAGCTCCTTGCGGTGCTTTCTGCGGTACAGAAATAACAGCTGTATCGTGCGGACGGAAATACTCGTCTTCGATAAGCTCTGGATGATAGATTGCAAGGTAGTTGTAGATAGCTTCGTTCTTTCCTACGCGAATTCGACGTACGTAGTAGTCGTTATGCCAAGCATGGATACCAGAAGAAGTTCCGAGAGTAAGAGAAGAAGTACCTGAAGGTTTAATAGTAGTGCATCTTGCAGCAGCATTAATTCCGATCAACTCGGCTACACGTTCATTTTCCTCTTTTACAATCTTAGTAGCTTCTTTGAGGTCTAATTTTTGAGCTGCACCAGATCCAATACCGGTCATACCTACACCGATCAATGCATCCTTTTCAGTAGTACGCTGCCATACTGGACGTAGGTAGTGAAAGTTAGTATAGGAGGCTTGAAGTGTTCCAATAAATGCAGCTGCTTTTACTCTCTCATTTAAATCTTGTTGATCTACTACGTCTGATACGTTTACTTCACAGAGATTACAGAACTGATAAGGACGTAGTGCGATTTCACAGCACGGATTAGTTCCCCAGTCTTTATCATTAGAAAGGTAAATACCCGGTTCTCCAGCTCCTGAAGCTTTAATTTTATCCCAGAGAGACATAAAGAACTCTTCAGTCACTTTATTACGAAGTAGTACGGCTGAATTATTAGCACGGCCTCTTTGTGGGTTCAATTCCCACCAAGCACCAGATTTAGCTGCAATCATATCCTCATCGTCAGCACTAAAAAGACTAATAAGAGCTGCTCTACGAATACCGCCAGTCAGTACTGCATCTGCAATATGGCAAACCATGTCATGTACTTCTACCGGGGTTAGTTTATCGTTATTATCTTTACTATCAAGAATTCCTTGAAGCTTTAACAAGCATTCCTTAAGAGGTTGAGGACCGGGTGCTTTACCGCCAGAGGTAATTAATTGAGCACCTTTTGGACGAATATCAGAAAAATCAAATACTGGAGTTGATCCTCCTTCGAAGTAAGCACGTACTAATACTTTAACAGCATCAGCCCACCCTTCAATACTATCACCGATCAAAAAGCGGCGATGCTTCTTAGCGTCTGGTTTTCTAATTTCAGGGAGCTGATCTACGTGATGTTTTTGTACAGAATATCCTACACCTGTACCTCCTAGTAAGAGAAACATTGTTTCACTAAATGCTCTCCAATCATCGATAGGTAAATAGGCACAGTTGTAAATACGGTTGGGACTAATCTCAATAGGCTTACCTGCAAACTGCATAGAACGCATTGAAGGTAAAGCTTTTTTATCGTACACGAACGTATAGGCATCTTCAATTTCCTCTGCTAAATGTGGAAATTTTTTTAAGTGCATTTGTTTATTCCGATCTACTAGTTCGTACCAAGATTCTCTTCTCTGTACTTCTGGGTTGAACTTTGCGTACTTCATGTACACTGTAATGTCACTTAAGATGCTCTGCGAGATGTCCATTTTGCATGTTTGTTTTAAAATTTTAAAGATAGAGTTTTCATTCGGAGATCCTACGATCACCGTTATAGTTTATAACTTTATTCGGTATTTAGAGTTGGCTTATCTCTCCGCCTGCAAAAAGATTAGCAATATAAGAATCAGCTACTACAGGGGTTCGATAGGGAGTGGTTGCATATCTTGTAACCAGCTTATTAGCTCCTGCTGTCTCTAATGCAAAAGAAGTTTGCGCATAAGTACCTAGATTTGGAGCAGGCGCAAAAGCAGCATCAGCTTCAGCTCTAGTTACTAAATCATTTACTCCGTTTCTTTCCATTGTAAAAACAAATTGCTCATACGTGTTTTGAGCCGGAGGCGGTGCAAAAGCAGACTTCTTTTCGCTATATAGTGTTGCAAGACCCATAAGATTATCTATTTTTCATTAATAAATAGCACTATTTCCCTAATTCAAAGAACCTTTGCTGCAAATAATTTCTCTCTTCTTGACTAAATCCGGTAGCTTGAGTCCTTGTAGGAATTGCTGCAGATTCAGTAGTAAGTTCATCCTCGCTCATTTCACTAGCGCTAATTTCGATATTACCGTTCTTAGTATTAATTTTTACGGCATAGGTCATTCCGTCCTGTCCGTAGCGGTTTTTCATAATATGTACCCGTCCGGTTCCGTTTACTTTATCTAACCTTTTTCTGGATAGAGACATTGCGAAGTCCGCAATCATAATCTTATTATAAGACCCAGCTGCTTTATCTCCTTCAATTACATCGTCTTTTGCACCAGCACGGTTTACCTGCGATACAGTCCAAATCGGAATTTTTAGTTCACGAGCTAAAGCTTTTGTTGATATATAGATATCATCGATCTCATCTTTACGGTCTATAGACTTTCTTTTAGACTTTAACAAGTCTACGTAATCGATAATTATAAGATCTGGTTTATGTCCTAAATCGGTAGTTTTCTGGACATGCGATTCAATAGCAGAAATTCCCGCTTTACCCATAGGAAACTCCTTAATAATTAACTTACCGGGAAGTTTACCTACAGCTTCGTCTACCTTATCTCTATGCTTCATCAGTTCTTGAATTTCTAGCCCAGTAAAGGTAGCGTCGTAACGGCGACCCATATAGGCTTCAGATAATTCAAGAGTATAATGGCATACGGTATATCCGGCAGAGACTGCCATAGCGCCTAATGCTGTTAGCATCCAACTCTTACCGCCTCCTGGGTTACCGAAAATGATTCCTAAGTCACCCGCTCCTAGTCCGTTCATCAGCAATTCGTTAATGTGCGGCCATGGAGTAGCTACCGGGCTTCTCTCTTCTTCTCTATAACGAGTCTCGGTATCTTTTTCATATTCATGACCGATATTTTTATCTTGACCTGCTTTCAGCGCAGTATCAATTAGGTAACGAATATCGTCGTACTGTCCTTTCTCAAGAAGATCTACAGAAGAAAGTAAAGCTTTTTTTAGCTGCTGGTTCTTACAAAAGTTAGAAAACTCTTGCTCTACAAATTCTTGATCTTCGTTCGAAGCTTTATAAGCTTCTTTTAACTGTTCGATTACAGAAATTCTAAGAACTTCATTATCGATTTTCTTTACCTCTACCTGCAGTGAGTCGAGAGTAGGAGTAGCGTGGTACTTGTAGTAGTACCGTAAAACTTCTTCTACAAGCCATTTATGTGCTGGATTATCGAAGTACTCCGATTCTAAAATATCATGGATACCTTGTAAGAATTCTTTATGCTTAAATAGACTTGATAGAACCTTAATTTGGAAGCCTACACCGTACTGATTTAACTGATTTAATACCATAACTTAATTATAAGAACTTCTATTTAATCTTTCAACTTAAATTGAGCTAATTTTGCAAAAGTCTCTCCGAGCCATAGCTGCGGACTCACTAAAGTTTTTCCTAATTGATCTTCTCTGTACAAGTTTAAAAAACAGGTAGGATCAAAATTATTTTGCGGATTAGCTAAGATATGTTCTAAAACTACTTTGTCTTCATCTGGAATATTTGGATTATGTAAATCCATTAACTTCTCATTTATCTCAAGCTGCTTTCTAAAATTGTAAATATCAGCATACCTCTTATCTTTATTTTCACATTCACTAATTAACTCTTGGAGAGATATTCTCTCCTCACTGGTTAGTGCAGGAAATAGTTTAATTAGAGTTTTAGCTGCTATACCTTTTACTCCCGGTACGTTATCTCCTTTATCCCCCGTCACTACTTTGTGTAAAAGGAAATTATGCGGAGGTATTCCGTAATCTCTGATTACCTGTGTAGGTCCGTACAGAAGTTTTTTAATTGGAGAGAAAACAGAAATGTTTTCAGACACTAGTTGCAAATAGTCCTGATCGGTAGATAGAATAGTTACTTTATCTGTAAATCTCTTTGCGAGATACCCAATCACATCGTCAGCTTCTACTTTATCTATAACTACTAAATCAACTGGGAGACACTTGAGATAATCAATCAGACGTACAATTTGAGCTGTTATCGACTCTGACTCTTCTTCTTGATTGTCGAAAGCATCCCAGTTTGAAATTTTAGCAATGTGACGGTTAGCTTTATACTCAGGGTAGAGATATCTTTTATTGGTAGAACCTCCCTGTCCGTCAAATACGAGAATAACTCGCGTAGGTTGTAACTGTTTAATTGCCGAACCTACAGACTTTAAAAAACCGGCTAAACCTCCGATGTGTGAACCGCTTGGATTTATATGTCCAATAGCAGCAAAGTTTCTAAGAAAAGTATTTAACGAATCAACAATTAATACTCTGCTGTTCTTGTGTAACTCTAGCGGCTTCTGACTCTCCATCTCTGCGAACATTTTCCTGTAGTCCATTCTTCTTTTGTTTTGCAATCGGATTAGCTAATCTCTCAGCTATCCTTTCGGTGATTATACGTACGTCGTCTTCCGTAGGAGTATACCCGTTCATTAACTCTTGCGGAACATCGTTCCAAGAAGCCTCGTAGTTTTGTACGTTAAAGCCTCTAGCAATACACTCGTTGTAAAGGTCTCTGTACCTGTCTTTTAAGTAGCCTAGCTTGTCGTAAAAGAATGATACATGACCTTTACCGAGTGTGAACTTAGAAGGAATATTCTTAAGATTACATCTACCTTTAGCTACAACGTTAGGAATACGTTTAAGCTCTCGATGTTCTGCAATAAGATGCTTATTAGTAAGCTGTCTGGGTGAAATACCTGCGTTAATTCGTGTCATAACTTTTATTTCAATAAAGGTAGGTAAAACTTAGCTAACTACAAACTTATTCTGTCTCTGAAGCATCGAAGATATCTTTATTATCTTCATCAGTTTCAATTATAACGTCGAAGTCTGTAGTACCTAAAGTTTTTAACCAGTCTTTAGAGTATTGCTTTTTGTAAGCATCGATTGCTTGCTTAGTATCATCGATAAAGCCATGCGCAGTCATAATTACCTTTCCGGCAGAGGTTACATCATTGACGTGATTCTTATCGCAGCTAATCTTAGTACGTTTTGCAAATTCAACATCCTTGCCGTTCTTAGTAGCTTTAATCTTATTAGTTCCTGAGTTGGTTACATTACCAAAAGTAACAATAAGAGAAGAGTCAAAGAACATAGTATCACCGCCTTTGTTTTTCATCTTAGGCTGCGACATAATAGTCTCTGCCTTAGCTACCCAGATCTTGTTTACAACAAGCATGGTGTTGGTATAGGGTTGACTTTGCTTACGTGAGAGTACAATCTTCTGATTGATAAAATTACCAAACTGCTGAGACATAGCACCTGCATTCCATTCGTTGTTGTTCTTATTAGACTCAACAGATAGACGACAGGGAATTGATCCTACAGAATCCCAAAGGAAAAGAAGATCGTAAGGCAGTCGTCCGTTCTTTTGCTCGTCAAGAAGATCTGCAATAAACGCCGCTACATCTTCGATAGTATTTAACCTTTCACGATCTATGTAGATAAAAAATCCTTTATAGTCTGTAACTACTCCATCCTCGTCAGCTATTCCTTCAAACTGCAATCCCATTTGACGGGCATGGTCCCAGTTCCACTTCATCTCCGTAATAATGAAAACAGGTAAGATACCCATCTTCTGTGCGCTAACAGCGGCCTCTAGAAGTGCAGTAGTCTTACCTGTATCAGAATGTCCTCGTAGGAGAGTAATATGTCCAACTGGAATGCCTGGAATTGATAAACAGTCTTGAAAGGCTTTTGACAGAGGAATCCACGTCTGTTCTTTCATTTTGATAGACGTACTAGACAGGTTTTTAGCTTGCTTAAAACTATCTAGATTAAACGTTCCTTTTACAGCACTCGCTACACTTTCGTTAAGCGATGCTTTTGTCGATTTTGCCATTTAGATTATTTAAAGAGTTCGTCGAATTCCTCATCAATGCTCGTATTCTTCTTAGCATTAAGAGCAAATGATGCGGGTTTAGCAGGAGCAGCTTTAGGAGCTTCTTCTACAGGCTTTGTAGCCGGAGTAGTTTCTTCGGTGCTATCTTCAGGATGTAACCAACTCAGAAGAGATTCTTTCATCTCATCGTAGCTGTACTTCTTGAAAATGCTAAGCGGATCGGGCTGTTCGTTCATCCACTTTTCGACTTCTTTAGGGTCATCAGAAAGACCAGTAGTCTTGGTACGTACGCGTACTTTAGACTGATTAAAGCTAGTACCGTTTTGTTCAGGTGCGGTAGTTTCGATAGTAATGTCACGGCCCTGAATTGGATCGGTATAGTCACCTACATCCGGATCATCAGCAAGGCTGAGCAATTCAGCATAAATCTGCTTACCGAATTCCCAAAGACGGACACCTTTCTCCTCTTCGCCGCGAACAATCACGGGAGCAAATACGCGCATCTTTGGTTCTAGCTTACGAGACATCATCCAATTTTCTTTGTCTCCGGTAGTAGCTAGCTGTTTAGCAAACTCAACAATCGGATCTTTTTCTCCGAAGTTAACAAGAGAGACCATAGTACGGTTACCAATTCCGTAATGTACCATCATCTCTTTAAAGGGATTTGAACGATCCCATACAGCAGGAACAATACGCACAGAGTGCTTACCTACTGTCGGCTTCCATAGAATAAGAGACATATCTCTTTTCTGTCCGCCTTGTTTCTGATTCTGTAATGCGCTCAATTTAGACTTGATCGCGCTAAGGTCCATAGCCATAACTTATCTGTTTTTAATTAAAGATTACTATATAAAGAAATGTAAGGAGAAAAACTCACACTGCCAACTTATACGGCAACTATTTTGTGAATTTTTGTAGAAAGTTTCTTCAACTCTTCTCCTTGAGTTAGAAGTACGGTGTTCTTGTAGTCTTGCCAATTAATTCTATAAGAAGTATCTAAGATACCTTCGTTTAAAGATTTAATGAGTAAGTTGAGACTGTTGATAGTGTATAGAGTATTAGTCTCTTTTTTTCTATGTAGGAGAATTGTGTTGGGGAGAATTCGTGTGCCAGTAGTTTGTACCTCAATATTATAGGTGCAAAGGTATTCGTCTGAATCAATAGATTCTAAAACGAAAATTTTATGATACATGATAGTATACTCATGAGTAACTGTATCAAGCGTATCTTGGAGCTTGTCCTTTGCCGAAAACGTACAAAATAACTTATTCTTCAACTGGTACTGTGTTAATTCAATATAATCCATAATAAATAGTCTTAATTACTTGGAAAAGTCGTAGTTATACCCTTTCTGTGCTTTTATTCTATATCCGTCAGATTCTAATATATTCTTGATTTGCATAAGCAGACCTTTTTCATCTTCTGCTGAATAGTCGATGAGTATAGAATCATACACAACGAGTACTACTTTACTCTTCTTATCTTGCAGTAACTCCTTGAGAGCTATGAGTTTCTTAACGTTATTAACGGTTTCAAGACATTGTACGTAATAGTTGAAAAGCTTTTGCGGAGTAAACTCCTTACCTGTTAACTTTCTTCCGTTCGGGAGAATAAGTCTCTTTGTGCGCCTATACTCTGTCCACATTGCATCTATAAACTCTGCAATCTCCCTAAATAGTTCAAGTTCTTTGTATTGATCCTCAATTCCGTTGTAGAGCTGTCTAAACGTAATTTTCTTAGATTCTTGATATTCTTCCGGTGTTAATTCTTCTTTACCGAAATACATTCTACCGAGAACGGTATGAATGGAATCGTTAGTTGGAATCTCAACTCCGAGCATATTTGCAATCAATCGAATGTGGTATCCATCGAAATCGAATTCTACAAATGCATCGTTCTGCGGGATAAAAGCAGCTCGTGAACCATTCTCCTTATTAAATGCTAAAAAATTAATTCCATTAAAAGCATTCGTAGGACGTGAGGTTATGTTATAAAGGTTATAGCTTGTGTATATCACGTTATTTATCACAGACCTACCTTTCCATACGGGTTCGAAGAACTTATCAAAAACCCGTTCATCTATAGCGAGACCCTGTTCTTCCACCCATTTATACGCCTCTACGTATTTACTCTGCCATTCTGTATTACTTTCCTGTCCAACATAAGGTTTTACGGCTTCGAACATACATTCGCATTTCTCGTAATGCTTAGAAATCGGAACGAGCGTATTAGCTTCTGCTGAGTATTTAAATTTGTTATTAAAGTCTAGATGTACGTTCGTATAACATTGAAAGTCTTTAATATCTCCGTCTATGTCAAGGACGGTAAAGTAGAGATCAATAGCTTGCGGTAAATCCAAAAAGTACGAATGCCACTTCTTATCAAGAAGATAGACTACCGGAATGTCTTTTAGAAATTCCTGCATTTTCTCGGAACTAATTGAAAATGCTTCTGAATGATTAATTGGAATAATGTACCCTTTTTCGAAATCGTTATAGTAGAGTACACACGGTGAGGTGAGTGTTGGGTGAGTTTCTTCTGAAAGAGAAACTAGATCGATAAAGCATTTTTCAGGGAGAGTAAGCTTGCTTAACTGCTCTTCTGTTTCGACAACAAAGTACATAACCTATTTACAACCTTTAACATTAATATAAGTCTATTTTCAGCAGTTACCAACACTAAGGTGTAATGCGGGCAAATTTTGTATAATCACCTCCTATAAACTCTACTAAACCTCTAAATGTTTTTGCTTCTGCTTCTGTTACTCTCTTGTTGGTATCGTAGACTCCTCCTTGCACTTGATACTGTGAAATTCTTTTGTTGTTCAAAGGCCCTGTTAACTGCCAAAGTATATCTGCAGTTTCGTAAGCCAGTACGTTGTCTGGAATTTCTCCGTTCTGAATCATGCCCCAAGCTTTTCTAGATATCTCAAAAATATAACCTGGTCCGCTAACGTTCTTAGCAAAGTATCTTGTAAAGTACCCTCTTTGATAATCATCTTCTCCCGGGGTTGGGTAGTAAGGTTTAAGTTCTGCTAAACTATCTTCTTCATTTGAAAGTTCAACTTGACGAGTAGCTAAGCTATAAGCTGCTGAGTTATTATCAGAAGTTATACTGGTAGGATACTTAGTGCTAAACTCTAACCGTGTACGTCGAAGAGCAACTGGGAGTAAGGGTTCGCTAGTACCCAGTACAGGGTTAGATCCAGTAAAAGATTCTCCCGTGTAGGTGGTGTAATATCTCCCTGTATACGGAGCTCCATTCGATAAAATAAATTGATCTCCTCGAGTATATAGGTTGGTCTTAATTCTTGAAAGAGGATAATATTTTAACGGCATTTTATATTAAGTTTGACTCGATAAGACAGGCATAATAATCAGCTTTTACTTCTGGGCGAACAGGTTTACCTGTAGCTGCTACTGCTTTATTCATATAATCTGGATCGTTCTGATCTACATTTCCAATTCTCCTTTTATAATAAGCCGCTGCTACCTTTCCTGCGTACTGTTTGCTTGCAACGAGATCCGGATTGTTTACTAAATCTAAACCGGTATCTCTTCCCATTACGTCGTAATTTTCCCACCCTGTAAGTTGCATATAACCTCTACCGTAATACTTTCGTCCATCTTCAGCGTTACGATTACCTGCTCTCTGTCTTTCTCCGTAAATGATAGCAAAGACTCCCGGGCCGTCATTTTTATTACGAGCTACTATTGCTCTCTGTTGTTGATCTTGAGAAAGTCCAAACAAAGTTGCAAACTGCGTATCACTGTACTTATAACTTTCTATTTTTTCAGGATCCCATCCTGATTCTCCTCCTGCTACTGCTATAATAGAAGCTAAAGCGTATTTTCCTGTTATACCTCCCTCTATTAAAGCTTTCTTTAAAGCTTGAATTTCAGCTGCACGTCTGTTCACAGCTGCTAAAGACTGTCTCGTGCAAGTGCCGGCAGTAAAATCTACGGTTCCGCCTCCTGCTACTAAAGCACCGCCTCCTGTACTTCCGTTCAAAGGATTGTCTGTCTGTTTACCGGTAGGAATCGCTACAGAAGCTTTTAAGCCGCTTTGCTCTCTTAACTTAATCATCTGACCTTTTATCTTGGTCACCCATTCGTTATTCTCTACAGTATGAGTTAGTCCGTTTACAATAAAACCTACTCGCGGAAATCCATTCTGCTTATAAGTGTTTGGAAGTCTCTGTGGTGGAATATTAAACGCATTACCCATTATAATTCCACTAATACCGTCCATAGTTATTTCTATCTCTGCAGGAATAAAAGGAGCAGCAGAAGTTACAGCATCTTCTGATTTTACTTTTGACATTCTTTCGATGTAGTAGTTCTTCTGTGCATTAATGGCATCTTCTAATAACCTATAATTTTTGTATACGCTTTGTACATGATCGTCAAACTTATCTGCTGCTTCTTGATCGTTAGCTTTAACGACAGGCGGCGTATTTGAAGATTGGTTGTTAGTCTTATCAACTTTATTCGGAGGAGGAGGTGTTCCACTAGACTTACTAGAATCCTCTACATAAGGTTTATACCTATCTTTAAAGTTTTGATTTAACCAACTAAACTCCGAGTGGTCTGTTGCGTTTATGGAGCTTGTAGCAGCTTGTGCAGATATTGCTAGCATGCTGGCCATCTTAGTAGACATCACAGTTCTTAATTGCATCTCTCTAGCTATGCCTAAGGAAGGAATAGCGAGAGGACCTTTCTCTCCTTGTATCTGTGATGCAAAAAGAGGTAACTCTCCTGACTCTAGAGATTTTTCTTGTAGTTTTTCTAAGAATGTTGTTCTTTCAAGTACAGTTTTATCTTCAAGTAAACGTGGTACATACTGATCGTCCTGTATCTGAACAGTGTTAGTATCATCTCTGTACGCAACTCTAAATAGGTTTGTATTACCTAGAGATTTATTAATATCTTTCATTATTCTATCTAGGTAAGGTTGCAGAGCAACAGCATGTTGAGGATTTCCAGTAGAAAACTCTTTTAGCAGTTTAAGCAGGTACTGTGTACATACTAGGATATGCATCGTCTTACCTTGGTAAGTACTATCTTTACCTTTATAACCTAACCCACTCTTAACTATTTCCTGTGTAAGTAGATTAGCACTGTCTGGATTCCATGGATTTTTAGGCCGTATATTTTCAGGGAAAATACTTAGATATTGCTTTTGAGTTAAGTTAGCCGGTACTATGCAAATATTCGGATCTACAGAAAATTGTTCCGGGGAGGTTAAACAGAAATTTGTTTCTGGGTTAAAGTCTAAATAAACGTACGGGCGTTTTTGATTTCCTGAAGGAGGTGGCGTTGTTGCATTAGTTTGTTTCTCTTTCGTATCGTAAAACAAACACATATTGTTTATAAAGGCTAGTAAGTACCCTAATGGTATGTAGGTTTGGTATTGTCCCGGGTACTGTACTTGGTCTATGTTATTCTGTAAGTACTTTATAACAACAGATTGGCAGAGCTTTGCAAAGTCTGGTTTATCCTTATCTCCTCCAACGTACGGTATGTTATTGAAGTTCTCAGGATTGGTCATCAATTGACTGCTAAATCCTTTTGCTGCATACAATTTTAAATCAAAAGTAGTAGGTACAGTCTGTGTACCGGTTAGATCTAATACTCCATCTAGAGCACCCCCTTTAAAAAACTGCTTTGTATCTTCTGTAATAGGTACAACTACTATTCCTGCTTTACTTTTAATTGCTTGTGCTTGAGCTACAGTTTGAACAGTTGTAAGCATTGCATGTAAAGCAGATTCAAATCCAATATCCGAACTAACTTGTTTATCTGTTGCAACCTGTTCAGCAGCAGCACTTGATCCTTGATCGGCAGCAGTAGTTGTATTAGATGTTGGACCAGCAGCAGGCGGCGTTCCAGGTCCTAAAATAAAAGCCGGATTATTTGTTTTAAAGGTTATTTTTCCCGGGTAATCTTGGTAATAGTTTCCGTTACTATCTTTTGGTATATTGTTTCTTGTAAACGAAGCTATCTGTCCTGCATTTGGAGTTCCTCCTTTAAAATAAGATCTTACAGTTATTTGAAACCCAATCTCGAAAGTAGCTAGAGAAGGACTAGTTGGACCTCCTATAAAATCGACTTTAGACAGTAATGCTTGGCCGTCGCTACTGCTAAACTTAGCTATAGCATCTACGACCTCTATTAAACTAGTTTGAAAGAGGTTCAATGCATCTCCTACCGGTACTGTGTAGTTAAAATCAACAAAAACATTGTATTCTGTTCCGTCACTAACTTTTAAAGTATCTTCCCATTTTCTGTTATTAAGAGAGGCATTAGAAGAAGATCTTGTAGCCTGTGGAGTATCGACTAGTGATACATAATTATTCGATGTCGCTATTCTTACACCTTCGTTTACTTCTTCTGATTTTACGGATAACTGCCAAGCAAGAGCTGCAGTAAAACCGTTGAAATCATAGCCTCGACGTCCTACCTCTGCTCTTAAAGGTACTAAGAAGGTAGCACCTCCCGGGTATACTTGTTTCCATCCGGAAGCAAATCCTGCTGAGATTCTCGGTAATCCTGGGTCGAGACTGCGGTCGTCTACCTGTATGCCTTCTATAAATCTGGAGATAAGTTTAATGTCTAATTTTATAGGAGTTGGAGCGTTTCCAACATAAATAAACTGTCCACCGCGGTTTAAATATAAACCTCCATACTTAGTTTGTGCTTCCTTACTATCAAAAGCGGTAATTCCTGTTTGCGGAGTTCTAAAAGCTGCAATATAGTCTATCGACGTTCCATTAAATCTTTGATAATTATCAACTGTAGGATTGACTGCAGGAAAAGACAGGGGACTGTATGTATTCTGAAATGCTGCATCGCCTCCATTAAAATTATCGTACTTTTTCTCACGCGCTAATAATTCACTCCTATTTTTCGGTGCTGGGTCAATAGGTGGTGGTTCAGAGCCAGGTCCTGGGCTTCCTGCTTTTTTAATAGCATCTTTTGCAGCTTGCTCTGCTACTCTTCTCACGTAGGCTGCAATCGCATCCTCACTGTTTTTAAATTTTTTTAGAATACCGGGAGGTAAAGTGTAGGCTTGATTAATCCTCACCGAATCTATTATCGCTCCCATTCCTACTAGCTTTACTGAGCAATCGTATCCTCCTTCTTGGTTGTAAGACCAGTTGAAGTTAACCACTATTCCTAACATGCCATCATAATTGCCGCTAGTTTCGTATCTCTTGGCTGCTATTTCCTGCTGTATGTCTTCTTTTCTTCTATTATTTCTAAACGGATCGTTAATTCCGTAGACCTCTTTTGAAACAAAAACTCCCTCTGTAGTTTCAGTCTGTAAATCTTTGCCGTAGTTCTTAAAGTACTGAGTGTGTCCCCACTCGAGTAACATAGAGTATCCTAGTCTGAAATATAAAGCTTCGATAACATTAAGCTGATTCATGTTCCAAACCTGGAAATTGATAGTAGCTGTTCTAAGAGATCCTAACCTACCTGCTGTATCTACGGTTATAGAGCTTAAACCAGGCATAGGCCTATAGCCTAATTCTTCTGTCCCTCCTAGTCCGTAAGCTCCGTTAGGACCTAATCCTTGTCTTAGAGTAACTCCGTTTCCGTTCTGAATAGAAGTTCCTGCTTGTAAAATCCAGTTCTTAGCAAGACTTTTTTCATCGTTGTATATACCTGAATTTTCTATTCCTAATGCTTTCAAATATCCTTTATAGTCTGTTGTAGAATAACTCGAACCGGGCGGAAATTCTAAATCTACAGAAGAAATAAAACGTACCCATGCTGTCTTATTAGCTAAATATAAAAGCTCTTCGTTTGTACGAACTCCGAATTGAGATATGTTTCCTGTACTACTCCGATACGCTCTAATAGACAATTGTCTTAGAACGTACTCAGGAAAAGGAGCACCAATAACATTCGATAACTTAGTAAACTTATCAATAGCCATTATTTATCAAGGTATAGTTATCCAAAATTGTTTTAATGTCTGTCGGGATTCTTAACTGTACTCCAATAGGAGGGTATAGAGAATCTCCCGGTAATGCATTTGCAGAAGCAATTACCCACCATAGGCTTTGATCTTGGTAAAAATCTAATGCTATGAGGTCTAATCTATCTTCTACTGTGGTAATAACATAATAATCACTATCGGTTGGTTGTATAGTAGGGTACACGTTAGTCTGATAGTATTGACTTCCTGTTACGTCTGCTTTAGTGATTGGTATGTTCTGATATCTAGAAGGCATATAAAAAAATTTAAGAAGCGTTAGGTGCGTCTACTGTAACAGGAACTACTAGTTCATTTATAGTATCAGAAGTAGTAGCTTTTAGGTCTAGGTAATGATCCTTATTCGCAATTAGCGGTACAAACTGATTTTTATAATTTACTTTTTGCGGTAGTATATCCATAATTGGCTTAAAACTACACTGCACTGTTACCATATGTGGCAATTGTCTTACATCATCTCCTTCAGCATACTCTCCTAACAAAATTTCCCACGGGGTGTTATTATTATCAATAGACACATTTACGTTTTCAAGAAATCCAGGTGTCCTATAAATATAATCTCCAATCGTCAATCTAACAACATTACCTCTCATTAAAGCGTAGGTACTTGAGTAATCTGGATATACTTGTGATATTAATATGTTTAGTTTTTTAAAGAGAGGTCTCATTTCTTTACGGCTCTGTACAAACATCTTAAATGAAAATCCGATAGTTCTATCGAACCCTTTGTAAGTTCTGAAAGTCTCTCCTCTTCCCAAGTACTTGAAAGTATTATATTCTGCCTGGTTAGTATCGCTTATCTGTCCGTCTAAGAATGCTCTAAACACTAAACCTATTGAATTTTCAATATTATCATTATCTAAACATTCAAATCCAAACTTAATAATATCTTTTGTGTGTACTCCTTTTTCTTTTCCTGCAGTCCAAAGATCTCTTTGAGGGTTGTAAAAAAACGGATTCCCTAAATTCAAAGCATCGGCTCCTACATCCCCAAGACTGCCCGTATCGGTGTAGTCGACTCTTGCATTAGGTTTACCGGGATTTCCAATCCCTATGTTATTATTGTTTGTATTTGCTATATTGTAAAGCTCATAATTACTTCTAGGTACTCCTGATCCTGTTGGCAGGTACTGTCTAAAATCTTGTATTACAGGCTGAACAGGGGAGGTTCCGTTACGAGTTTTTTGTTCTGCAAGCTGTTGGTAGGTTAGAGAAATAGCAGAATAAGGTTGACTTTTCCCGTTAACTGTAAAATTAGGATCAGGATTTGTATTACTAAGAGTAGTTACATTAGTGTTTGTAGCTCTAAAAATTCTCGTAAATCCAATACCGTACACTGAACCTGGTCCTCCAGGGTAGTTGAATATTTGATCTTGAAATTGAGAAATACCCATCCTGGTTACCAGCTCTGGATCAATACCGCTGTTTCTTCCTGCTGTTCCTTGAGCTAGAAATGCAGTACTGTTTAGAAGCTTTAGAGCTCGTAAGACAGCTAACCTATTTGTAGTTCCGGTATTGTTTTGAGGAGCACCGGCTATGTAAGCATAAGTATTTCGAGGATTTTCGTAAATAGTAGGAGCAAGTCCATGCCTATTAAAAAAAGCACCGGTTCCCATTGCCTGTACCTGTGCTAGAGTATTAACAGGATTATATACGTTAGTTACCGGTAAGAAAACATTTCCCTGTGTTCCGTCTAAGAAGAATAAGGTATTAGGTACTTGAGTTCTAGGATTAGATAGTTGTAATCCTGCTTGCTTATCTAGAAAAGCTTTACCGCGTGGAGCGCTTTTAAAAAATTCTTGAATTCTCTCTCTATCAATAGTAGATGATATGATACCAAACTCGCCGGCTAATAGCTGTGATATTGCACCGCCCCTTACAGGAAAGTCTAAACTTGTTCTATTAGCCTCATAATATCTCTTAAAGACCTCG